CGGGGCACCTACCATCATTTGTTGGACTGGGTTATTTTCTTCCCACTCAGGGATCTCTCCCATGGTGGCATCCATAACCCCTGTACCTATAGCCCCAAGTTCCATGAGCCAGCCGCCGACAAGGGTGTTTTCTTGATTCTCTAGGGCACCAATGATGGTGTTAACCATAGCATCTGATGCTTGTCGGCTTAGTGCATCATTACCTGAGCGGCCTGATCTGTTGAGAGACCCCAATGCCATCTTTGCAGCAGCAATTGCGTTGTCTGACATGGGCTGTGGGTTTGCGACCCCGGGGATGGATGCGTCTCCTGCCCCGGCAATATCGTTAAGGCTTCGCATGAAGTGATTCTGAATGTTGAATGACTTCTGGGGAGCAAACATACCCGTAGCAGCGGCCATTGGGGGGTACGTGAAAGCGGGGGTTTGGACGAATGCATCGTTGATGCCACCCCGATAGTTCATCATCTGTTCATCACTAGAGAACGGGCCAACAGGGTTGGAGACTAGTGATGCAAGGTTACCGATACCCCGGTGGATCGCAAGGACTTCATCGTTGGCTTGCAGACGAGAGAGAGCGGTTTGCATCTCCTCTAGGTTGGATGCACCATAGATAGACAGATTGTGTCTCTGTCGATTGAGTTCGTGCATCCGGATGAGATGGTTCAGTTTGTATGCCTTCTCATCAAGGTTGTGGCTGGCCCACCATTGCTTCTCGCTAGCCTTCCGAGCGTTGACTGCTTCTTGGAGACGCTGTTGTTGAAGTTGGAAGTCTTGTTGAAACTGAGTGGCTTGCTGTTGGGCAGCCTGCTGTTCCATTTGCAACGCACGCTGCTTAAGGGCAGCGGCTTGGTTGGCCTGCCTTGCATCCTCTCTTCGGCCAGCCTGTGCGACACCCTGCTGGGCGAATTGGCCCATGAGTTGGATGCCTTGAGGCGTGAATGGTGATTGCATTGCCATCTAAAGATTACCTTTACCCGGGGAAGGTTCCTTCTGTCGAAGAGTAACCGAAGTTCTGCATAAACGCCGCTTCGTAGTTGCTCATGCCAAGGAACATGTCTGCCAAAGAGATGGGGTGTGCTTGGTAACTACTGAAGTAATCCGCAGCACTGAACATTCCTTGGAACGCTTGGCTGAATGCCCCCATCTGAGCGGACAAAGACTGAGCAAGACCACTGGCGTATGTTTGTCCCCCACTAATAAGACCCTGCGTTTCAGCATTTGCCGAGGCTTGGAAGATTTCCGATTGAGCCATAACATCCGCTTGGTGGGAAGCCATCACAGCGTTTGCTTGAATCTGTCGTTGACCATTCATCCAACCTGTAGTGAGATCAGTGAGGTGCATCTGCATGTTCAAAGCGTTGAGGGCCACAGCATTTTGCTGGTTGAGGGCGGTCAGTTCCCCTTGGAGAGCAGCGAGTTTTCCTTGCTCGCCCTGCATCAGTAGTTCTTGTGCTTGTGTCGCAGCAGCCATGCCCGACTGCATGAACCCAAGACCAGTCTTTGCCATGTTGGAGGTGTTCAACTGGGCATATGACATCGCACTACCCATCGCACCCATGAGGTTGCCCATGGATTGATTGGCAGCACTAAGAGCCCCAGCAGCCCCGAGTTGGGTTTGGGCTACACCCTGTGCTACACCGTACGATGCCATCTGGTGGTCGTTGTGTAGTTTGCTGACCATGCCTTGGTATGCAGATGCGGCTTCCCAATCAGTCTTCTGAAGAAGGGAGGCTTTGACTTGATCGGGGAGGTCGGACCCGTTGATCTGGTGCTTCTTATCCGCAAGTTGACTGTCGAAGCCTGCCTTCATGGCTTGGGCTTGAGCAGCGGTCTTCAGTTCGAATTGGTTCTGAGCAGCCTTGACTGTTTGAATGGCATCCTCTGCCCAGTCCCCCACTTCATTACGCCATTTCTCCGCCTTCTCAAGATTACCGCTGACCCACTCCTCCACTTGGGGCATGAAACTCTCGGCCATCTCGAAGGCTTTTTCACCATAGCCTTGGAGTACGCCCGACCATTCCTCAAGTTTCGCGGCACCTTCCTCGCCAAGTTGTTGGAATCTCTCACCAGACTCAGCGAATTCACCTGCAAGGGCCCCGTACTCCTCACCGAACTTGGTGCGGTAGTCGTCAACCTCGCCACCCATCTGCCCCATCATCTCTTCGAACTTCGAGGTGAAATCCCCGAGTGTGTTCGAGAGTTGTTCCATCATCTGGGCGTTAGCGTCAGCGATCCCTTCTTGGTAGTCCCCGCCCAACTGGCGAACAGAATCACCAGCCTGATCCCCAAGATTGCGGAGGAAGCCTAGTTTTCCTTCGTAGTCACTGATACCTCCTTGTGTTGATTCAAGGAAGTCCTCAATACCCTGACCCATCAATCCACCACTAGCACCAAAGCGACTCCAACGATCCTGCTCAGAGGCCATGAGGTTGGCCCGGTCAGTTTTGAGAGAGCCCAGCATCATGTCAAACATGGAGGTTCCGGCCCACGGATCAATGTTACCGGGAAGTCCGAAACCCTCCCATTGGGGGCCGCTGAAGTCGGTTCCGTATAGGTCTTGGAATTGTTGAGATACGGCCATACGCTAACCTACGTCGTTGAAGGGAAATCGCTACGGTAACTAGGTAGAATTTTACCGTTTACAAGCACTGACATCAATCGGAAATCAACATCGGGGACTACCACTTCCACTCCGGGGGATAGTGTACCACCGATGACCCCATAGTTACCTGCCAAGTCAGAATCGGTGCCGAAGGACACCCATCGGTCAGACTCACCATCCTTCACAGATTGGACCTTGGTACCTTCCTGATCGACCACCCAATTCTCTGACTTGGTGGAGCCGATAGAGCCTTCCACCACAGTCCCCTTGAACCGGGAGTATGGGTCATAGGAGGAGTCGGGAGAGGAAACCTCTACGAAGGAGCAACCCAGAGAGTCAATCTGCTTGGTGCGGTGTAGGTCTTGAGATACCCGTCCAGTGCTTTCACTGGTTACAGGGAGGGGGTGCCCAATCCACCGGAAATAGACAGGTGACAAGGCCAAGATTGATCCGTCTGGGATGTTGGAGAAGATGCTATCCCCGAAGTAGAATTTGTCTCCACCCGCATCATTCTCGACCCCGATAACCTTGCTCTTTTTGCCGATAAACGAGGAATCTGAGGATTCGAGGCAATAGATGTAGGAACCAATCCACGGGTTACCCACAACATCTCCAGCATCAGTGGTGAAGGTAATGTCGATATTCGTGCTGGCAACCTGAACCCCGGAGGTCCACGGTTCCTCTACCACAAGGCTGTCTATGGTGGTGAGGAGTGTATCTCCGTGGCCATCCTGCATGGTGAGACGAGGGTTGGAGCCCCCGTCCGCCGTTCGCTTCTCCCGCTTGTAGTCAAGGATGAAGACCCGGGGGACTCCCGTTGCAGCGTTGGTACTAGAGAGTGGGGGATTCTGAAGGAACATAGCGCGCTCAACGAGGGCGGTCTTGAGGTCTGCCTCGGAGAGGTCGCCCTTGTCTTTACTCGCGGCTTCAGGCCACACACCCGTTCGGGTTTCTTTGAAGGTAGCGTCTTTGATCGTGGTGGTTCTGGAGGAGTTGAACCACAGGACTTGGATCTCTTCGTTGTCCGGTGAGAGCAGGAACATGGCCGAAGAACCGGGGTCGTAAGAAAGGGAGCAGTTGGAAAGGACCGAAGCCCAGTCATCTGTGATGACCTTGTCGAAGGCCCGGACATCGTCGAGACGGCCTTGGGTACTTACCGTCTTTACGCCCCGCGTGGTAAGGAAGTAGATGAATGAACCAATGGCCGCGACAGTTCTGCCGCTGATGGTCCCGAAGCCTTCGTGCATTTCCACGATCCGCATGAATGCGGAGCCTCCCCCGCCTTCCTTCTGGATGAAGTACATGCGGTCTCGGGAGAACCCGATCAACTTACCCGACACCGTAGCCATTGCGATGATTTCGTTGGTTGGCGTGTCGGGAATAAAGAAGTTCTCTACGGGGAACATCTCGGGTGAATAGTTGGTGAGGGAGGACCACCGGAGTTCACCCAGTCCTCGCTTGATCTCGTTAACTACGTCCTCTGTCGAGATGGGGGCAGGAGAGTTAGTGATATTTGAAACGAAGAGGGTGTTGTTGTAGAACTCCAACTCACCCCCATAGGGGACCTCCTCATCGTAGATCGGAGTCTGCCCATCGAAGGTGGGCTTGTACAGAAGGGCTTCGTCGGTAAGAGCGAAGGTGTAGAAGGACTGGTCCCGCACATCATTACCGTGGCCAACTCCCGAGTCGTCGTTGTCATCCGTGAACAACTGGTGGTCCTTCAGATTAACGATGGCTTCGAGAGACAGAATGCTAGCCACCTGCGTCCCACCTGTGGTCTCTTGGGCAAGGGTGCGGTACACATACATCCTGTCGAACTCACGAGGATCGTATGTTACGTCGATGGAGATATAGTGGGTTGGTACCTCCCGAGGGGCTTCCGATGTTTCTATAAACGTGTCGGGGATAGTGAACCGGCAAATATCAGAGAGACTACTTTGTCGGCCCGTGGTGGAGTCGTACAACATATACGCGACCCCATAGGTGTAAGGACCAAACTTCTGGGCATTAGCGAGAATGTTCTCACCATTGGAAGTCCCGGGGACACCTGCCCCTGAAGATCCGATGTCCACGGGGTTATCGACTGACCACTCAGTTGTCATGCTCTCCATCTCTTGGAGATCTATGAGTAGTGGATTCACATTGAACTGGACAGTTCGATATGCGTAGTCATTTCGTTCCACAATATTTCCGCAGATAGCACGAACAGTCCACTCGTACGTATAAGTTCCTGCACCCCAATTGTCATTGCTAAACGAATCTGTGATATTTGCAACAACTCGGTAGTAGTGAGTAGAGCCAGCATCGTTGACGGGGCCAAGATCCTCAACCACCACATCCAAGTTGTACTTGGCCCCCTTCTCAGGAGTGGGAGGAGCCGCAGGTGCAGTAGTTGTACTACCGAAACTACTAGCGTAGACAAAGGGGACTTCACCCTCATCACCTGCAACAGCATTCACAACATGGACTTTGGACCCGTCAACGTAGACTCTCATCTTCGCAGTGCCGTGGCCGTTAGAACTTTCGACGATCTGTTTGAAGTTTGCTGCGGTATTTGCCGAAGTAGTAGAAGCCTCAAACTCTTTAAGTTCCGGGTTTGCTGTGTAATCGTTTTTGATCTTGTAGGTTATGCCGGTCCCGTCTTTGGAGGTCACTTTAACCGTTCCCCCATTGACACTGTTAAACGCAGAGGAATCAAACTCAAACTCTGCGTAGGCACCACCGCCCCCCGTAAAGGCCATGGGGAGGAGGTCGGTCGAGAGAAGGCAGTTGTCGAAGTTCGCGGCGGTTGTGATCTGAGTCTGTCCGTCAGGTCCCCCCACTCCTTGGGTGATGGTGATCGTAGGTTCGGAAACCGCGACTGAGGACTTGCCGCCGGTGAAGACCACGGGGAAGGTGCTGGGAGGAGTGTAGCCAGTTGCGTCGGAGTCGGAACTCAGTTCGGAGACGCTGCTGGTTTCGGAAGTGTTGTAGGTCCCTGAGTCACTGGTGGTTTCAGACCCACCACTGCTGGAGGTTTCGGAGTGCGAGGACCAGAAGTTTGAATCGTCCGAGGTCTCCGAGCCCGATGATGAACTGCCCGAGGGATGAGAGGTTTCCGATCCGGAGGAACTAGTTGTCTCTGACCCCGATTCACTGGAGGTGATGGACGAGTCAAGGGGGTTGGAAACCGAAGACGTTTCGGAACCCGAGGTAGTGCTGTCTGAAGTTTCAGTGGAACTCTCCGAAGTCTCAGAGGCACCGCCGCCCGTGAACTTGCGGGCAACGTTGCCCACAACAATCTTGCTCCAGAAGTAGTCACTGATACCCTTGTTGCCCGAGGAACCCCCGAGGAGTTGGGTGAGGGTAACTTGACCACTTCCATTGTCAACTGCGGTGATTTTGCCATTGTGACCGTTGGCCCCATTGACGAGTGACACAAAGTTTGCAGCGGCTACGGTATTGGCGGCTCCCGCCTCAAACTCGTGGTCTGTGGCTACTGCGGTGTAGTCAGTCTTAATCGTGTACTGGATCTCAGTGTTGTCGGTGGACCGGATCTTGATCCAAGCACCGTTGACGCTGTTCCACGTGGTTGGGTCGAAGGTGAAGGTGAGAGATGCTGTGGTGACATCGACAAGACTTGTGAAGTTGCCCCCTGTCTCAATCATTCGGTTACCGGCGAGACCCGCAGTTGCTTGGGTTAGGGTCAAAGTGCCCGCAACTGCGGAGGCTGTAATGGTGCCATTGTGGCCATCAGAACTGTTAATGAGGATTGCAAGATTGGCGGCTGCAACTGTTGCGCTTGCTCCAAGATTGAACTCCTGATTTGCAGCCACAGCGGAGTAGTCATTCTTGGCGGTATATGTGATCCCGGTACCAGCGGCATCTGTGAGTTTGATGGTTGCGTTGTTGACATCGTCGTATTCGGTGTTACCGAACTTGATGACAGCGGAGGCTGCGACCGCAGCGGCGGCTGATTGGCCGGGGTTGACCTTTACCTTGAACTTGCCTTCGTGTCGATCTTCGACAATGGTTTTGAAGTTCTCTGCAAACTCTTGGGGTGTGCTGCCAGCATTGAACTCGTTGTTGGCGGCTACTGCGGACCCGTCATTCTTGACGGTGTACGTGATGGTTGTACCGTCGGTAGATTTCAGAAGGACCGTACCGTTGTTGACACTATTGAAGTTCGTCGTGTGGACCCGGGTGGAGGCTTCCGCGAAGGGGGCTTCGCGGAGTGTGTAGTAAGTGCCCCCGTCTGCGGAGGTGTTGGACTCAATGTAACTCTCGTAGTGACCCCCCTTGAGGACACGGTTTGCACCTTTTACGATTGGGGTGAAGGTTGTCCCATGAGAAAAAGGCCCCTTCTTCATCCCCAAATCAAAAACGATTTTGTCATCGTCAACAAGACTTCTATCTACGTAGAAGTACCCATGGATGGTACAAGTTTGGTCAATCACTTGGTCTACAGGAACTGTATCGGGATCCACAATCCACGATACATTGTTGACGTTATCTCCTCCCGGGTGTCTTCTGAACCCCGGAGTTGACCCGATGAATTGGATTGCGTCACTCAAGTCTACTGTTGTACGACTGGATGCTTCGTTATCGAATGTTACAACATCTGTTGTGTTGTGCATCGAAATCGTTTGATCGTTACTGAGTCGATAGTAAGAGGAGTCTTCTCCAATATCCAAACAGTCAAAGTCTGGCCTTACTTTAAGGATTTCCGCAATGACCTCATCATCACTTTTGCTGTAGACGGAATATCCCGCAAAAGTATTTGAGGGCAAGAAGTTATTGGTGCTTCCAAACTGGAACCAAATCTCAGGAGGCATCGACTCGTGAAGGAGTATGCTTGCCTTCCCCGGAACATTGGGAACCCCCCCTTGCCAATTTCTTATCCCGTCCATAGAGGATTGTCCTCGGAACCAATATTCGGTCTCCACAATCTCTGCAAAGTCCGTGTGGGTCCCAGTAGGAGAACCTGTGTTTCCTACATGATCCTCTCGAAGCAAGAGAGGCTGCGAGTCGAGATGGGGTTGCTTGCCCGGGCCGGGGGTGGTTTCGATGATGAGTTGGAAGTCCTTGGCACAGTCGGGGCCTTCAGAGGTCTCGTCGAGAGAGTCTGAAGAAATCTCCCCTTGTTCCGGATCCTTCTTGTCGATGTAGAAGAGAGTGGTGGCTTGGCCCCGGATACCAACAAAGACCATGCGGCCCGTGGTAACAACAGACATTGCTTCTGTTGTGGATACGCTTGAGCGGATGCTTTCACCCTTCTGCCACGTACCACATTCCTCGATGTAGTAGTCAAGGAAGATGTCAGCGACAGTTGGGGACCCCGGACGGATGGCTCGGTAAACGAAACCATAGGCGTAGGTTTCGTGTTCGATCTTGAAGTTTACTGGGTAAAAGTCTACGAGTTCTGAAGACGCATCGTGGTTGGAGTCTGATTGGAACCCGTCGAAATCATGGATCTGCCGGAATCCGGAAAGAGGACGCACGCCGCCCTGCACGAGCCCATCAATCCCCGCCAACTCACCCGCATAGGGAGCACGCACCGCCGACAGAGGAACATTCTTCGCTTGACTGGTTTCGGTCAGCGAGTAGGGCCAGTTCATCTCGATTTGTCGGCCAAGGTTACCCATTCTTCTTCGCCTTAGTTCCCCCACTCTTAGGTTCGTTTTCGTACCACCCGAGGGTGTCGTAGTCCTTCTTCTTGTATTCCGACTCGTAGTGGATAGCGTCTTCGAGATCCTTGTGGGGGAAGACCTCTAGGGCACTATTTGGATTGCAATTATACACGGAGAGACCGTGTCCTTCAAAGTGTCCTTTCATGGCTTCGAACCTCTTTCCAAGGGCGTAGTAGGTCCGGTTGTTGCCCCTAATGGAGCCCTTGCTACGGTGCTGAGCGAAGGCGTATCGCTTGGTGCGGCTCATATGGAAGTCGCAGCCCAAGAGGTAGATGTTGCGGATCCCGAGGACGTAGAGGATCTTGATCGCCGCTAGCATCACAGAACGGCAACTGTTGATCCCAAGAGAACAGGGCTTCTTGGCCGCTTGGCCCCAGTTGATGGAGGTCTCTGTCAAGTAAGTTTGGTGGTTGAACTGGGCGTTGCGGTGGAAGAGGAAGGTGTTTGGGGTATCACCAGCACGCATGTTGGTTGGGACCCAATCCTCAGGACCAGCCTTCCACCGGAGGGTTTTGTTCTTCAACTTGTGGGGAATGAACTTCATCACTTGGGGGTTCATCCAACCCGAGTAGAGGAACTTCTCCGGAGGGTCCACGCAGGTCCAGAGGTCTGGAGTGAAGACACTCCAACTGTTATTGACCCCCATAGTGAGGGCACCACATTCAGCCAAAGGGTCAAGGTTCACACTTGCGAGAGACGGCCCACTCAAAAGGAGGAATGCACCCGTTCGACGGGGGCTCCAGAAGTGATTGATAAGGTTCATCGGCTCCATCAATCGGTTCACGAAGACCGGCTTCTTTGTGGGGTCGTGGGGGATTGCCTTGTTGGTGATGTTTCCGTAGTTAGTCCTCGCAGCCTCAAGGAGAGCCTTGGGGTCTTGGAGGGCCATGGCAGATACGTTGATCTTGTCGAAGTCGATAGCCATCAGATGGGAGTTCCCGCATCAAGTGTCGCGTAGTTTGAGGTTACTTTGTAGCCCGCAACAAGATCACACACAAACGTACTGAACCCCCCAGCCTCATTTGGGAGTTTCCATTCCCCGTAGAAGGTTTGATATTCAGGAGGGTTGGTATCAGCAACTGGAACTTCATATCGGTAGCGACACTCGAAGAGCCCATAGAACTCAATCGGCATTACCTTAACGTCCCCGTAAATTACTGTGTTTATCGGATCGCCACCTTCTGAAGCATCACACATTGGATCAAATAGCCTCATCATGTGAAGGAATCGACCCGGGGCTCCGTCATAGAGAGGGTTGCCCCACCACCCTCCGGTAGCGTGGTCGTAGAACCGAGAGTCGGTAGATGTTGCCGCTTTGAAGGTATCGTCGCAGTTTCTCTTGAATCCTCTGTCATAGATGCTGTCTGTGTAACTGTGGGCCAACCCGTCGTCGTCGCTACAACATTTGAAGTCAGGGGAGCCCCCAGAAAGAAGATCCCACCCCCCGTAGTAGTCGGAGTCTGGGACTCCGTGTTGGTACCAACGGAAATAGTTAGCGAACCACACAGGCCCTGTGATCCGAGGGAGGCTACCGGTGTGCCCGTCTCCAGCAACTACGTCACCCATGAGGGTGTTGTTTGTGTCGATGTCTTCCCACAACCCGCCGTTGTAGTCGCCTGCGAAAGCAGCCCCGGCCATGGGGTCACAGTCTTCTTGGACGTAGTTAACCTGTGTAGCACAATCTGTCGCTATGGTTACGATTGGGGAGACCAATTGACTCTGGCCTCCGAAGTAGATTGTTTGGTAGGTATCGTCAAAGGGGCAATCGTCTAAGGATCCACATACTCGCTTCCATCTCAACTTCGGAGAAGAGGAGGGGATCACTTGGACATAATCGAAGGGGAGTTGGACAATCTCCCCGTCCTGATTGAACTCGCACCCGTAAGGAGAGTCTCCACTAAATCGTCTAGAGATCGCAGGGTGCCCTTGGAAATTACCAACCATTTCCAACTTGACAGCAAGATCATTCCACGCGGAGCCCTCACCGTCGAAGATGAACGAACTTGCCATGTCTTGTCCACCCCCGTTGCAGTCAACACAATCTCCTTCACAAGCGTTGGGGTGGACACAACCCTGACCATTTAAGTTAGTATCGTCCGGGCAATCGTCTGCAAGAGGGGGCCAAAAACCACCAGCCTCTTGGAAGTCTCGGCAGATGAACCATTCAGTGAGCCCCGGACCGTCGGGGTCCGCTACTTGATGATGGCACGGGGTATCTTCGGTATCTTCGTAGCACTCTTGACACGCAAGGCCCCAAGCGTTGTCGTTGGTTGTGTCGTTTGGACAGTCGCAGTTCTCCTGCATAGGAGACCCGTAGTGGTGCCACAAGCAACCGCGAACACCATGGTAGGTATTGAACCTCTCCCCGGTTTTGTTTTCTTCGTTGACCGCTGTGTAGTAATCGTATGCTTCTTCCCCGTCTGCACCGTACCTCGCGGTGCTTGTTCCCCCGCAATGTTTGAGGGAGAAGAAGTCTGACCCGAAGTGTTCTGGAATCTCCGCCTGTGCAACTGTGCTGAAACATTCCTGTTGAGGACAGGGCATGTGTGGGTCGGAGGGGTCTTGGATCCCACGAGCCTCCAAATATCTATCCTGCCAACTATCCAGCATTGCCATGGGCCATCCGAAGTACAGGTTGGTGAAAGGCAGTGTGGAGGTGAAAACACCTGAGTTGATCTGTGTACGGATGAACTCCATCAGTTCCCCGTGGTCAAGATCGAGAATGTCTACGTCGATGATTGCCCCTGTATTGTTCGCGGGCTCCCACTTGCACGGTTTGTATTCACCAATGTCGCAGTCTGGGCAAGAACCTTCACCGTAGATACAACTAGAAGGCTTAAGGTCATAGTGTGCCGTGATGCTGCGGGTTTTGATGGTGCCCCGCATGTCCCCCAAGAACCCCAAGCCTTCCCCGTTGCCGGTGTCCGACCCCGAGACATACCCAATTGACCCCATGAATCGGGAGGATAGATCCCAAGAAGAAGTGCATTCGCAGAGGGGGTCGAACCCCGCAATCCATCCGTGTAAGTTTGGTCCAGTCCATGAACAACCCGCGTGGTTTCCGGCGTACTTTCGTTGGTCCAAAAACACACGAGTGCCTTCAGGCATTGGGGTGTCGTTACCAAACCCCGCACTTGGAGGGTAATTGAGATACCCCGAAGAGGGACGGATCATGAAGTCAACATTGACCTTCCACGTGATGCTGTGTCGAATGTTGCTAAATACCGCATTAGCAAAACGGGATGCGGTGAATGGCGAGTCCCCAGACTCTAGGGGAGTGTTGCAGCCTGTGCATCCACTGTCCCCGGAAGAAGCAGAACCCCCATCGTCCGTAGATGTTGGGCTTGTTGGGGACGAACTACTACTACTACTTGAAGTTTCTGACGGGTCTGTGATACTTGTGGATCCGTCGTCACTGTCTACATCTGTTGGGGTGCCGGTTGTTCCTTCAGAGGAGGAAGAGGAGGAAGAGGAGGAAGAGAGGATAAAACTGCTGAAGGACGAGAACTCCGGTGGGTCTGGAAGCCCAATGGACACAAACGGCAACTGAGTGAACCGTTTCTTGTTCAGGTCGGGGGAGGGCAATGCGTATTCGAACTGGGGATCTTCAGGAAACTGGTTGATCTGCATGAACCCAGAACGAAACGAATCCAACTTCTCATCGGAGAAGGAAGGATTCAACTTACTCAACAACAGGTAAAGTTGAGAGGTCGGCTTGTTGCCGTAAAACTCAGCCATCAGTCAAGGATCTGCCACCCGTGGCGGTTATCAACAGTCTGCTTGTCGAAGTGCTTGGGGATCCTGTTCTGCATGTATGAGAGGTTGTCTCCGATGGTCTTGATGGCGGACTTGTACTGGAGGACAAGAAACTGCATCTGCTTCTGAGAGATGTTCCGCATGGTGCCCAACTTGATCGCAGCCGACGCGGTGATGGCTTGCCAGAGAGATTGGAACCCTGCCGGAATCAACTCGAAGCGGAGATCATCTGTACCTCCTGCTTCGATATCTGCGGTGAACGCGGAGCGGACGGTTAGGGTTGAATCCCCTGACCCATCCTTAACGTCATAGGACGCAACCACCCGTTCTTCAACGAGGGTATTTGAGTCGTTCCAGAGCCGGAGGGTGGCACCCGCGTAGGCGTTCTCCCGGAAGTCAAGAGCCCCAAGAGTGGGGGAAGGTGTAGTACTAGTGGCAACCGTCAGCACCTTACGGTCAGCGTCGAGGCGACCCGCCTTGGCGGCGGCGGAGCCATCGAAGTAACAGGCCCTGAAATCGCCGTTGGGGATGTAGAAGATGTCGAAGGTCTCTGCGTTCGCGGTTGGGAACGGCATAATTGAGAGAAGATTGCCTTCGATGGACCACCCCTGCCCCCGAGGGTTGTAAAGGGAACGAGGGAGGGTTTCCTTGGTGACTCGTCCGTTGTCGTCAACCTCTGCAACCCGGAGGATTTCTCCAATACTGGGGGGCAGTTGGTAGTATTGCTGGTCCTCTACGGTCGTTAGTTCGTGACGGAGGATGATGGGATTGTCATACGTCATCGAGAGACGAGACAACACCTCCACCATGGAGGGGGAGACCAAGTGGTCCACCATGAAGTTGTTGGAGTATTTGGCATCTGCGGTAGGCTCGTCGAGGAATGCTCGAAGCCTCTCCAAGATGGTGTACAGCATTGATCCAGATGAGTGCATGGGTTACCCCGAGGTGATGATTCGGCCACTAGCCATTGAGGTGAGTTCTTCTTTCAACTGTTCGAGACTCTCTCCACCTTGCTGATCGCCAACGTAAGGACCACTCTCGATCATAGCAGCCATTTCGATGTCACCCATTCTACGGTAGTACGCCGCAGTTTCCTGCCTCTTCTCCAAACTATCGTTACGCATGGAGTCCTTGATGGAAGCGGCTTTCTTGATCCGATCTCGAACCGCAGCAGCCTGCTCGTGGAAAGGCCGACAGCGTCGGATCAACCAATCCGTATCCATCCAACCCCCACGGTCTGGGGGGATGTCCATGGTGTGGAGTTCGGTTGCTACTCCAATCCCCCACTCTTTGGGGTCGTAGACCCACCCGGCGAGGACAAACTTGCCCGTTAATTTGTGGCGATAGATGAAGAGTTCCGGGTGCTTTGTCACTCGCCGGGCGAATCGGATCCATTCCCCGTCCGGAAGGAGTTCGTGGTTCTCATTGATGAGAAGCCCACTCTCCACTGCTGCGGCGATGGGGTCATATACGATTTCCATTTCCATCCTACGCTCCTTCCGAAGTTCCCGCTGCTACTCCAATACCCAAAGCGGCAAGCAGGGCCGCGATTGCGGTGTCCTTGTGCTTGTACGCGAATTGGGGGATAGACCGGCCCCTTGTCCTAATTGCTTCCATGAGTGCCCGGAATTGTTGAGCCTTGTTGAAAGCCATCTTTCCATGGTCTTTTGCTTTGGGGTTCGGTTGTCGTCCTACGGTGACAACCAAACGCTCACCAGCCTTGCCCCCGTATTCGGGGGGGAATCCAACTTGTCCGAGACCCTTCAAGCGAGGATCACGGTACCTCTCAAGCCGCGTCTTGCCTGCTTCTTCAGCATCAATTTGAACTTGGCGTTGAGGGGGGATCTTAAAGTCCTTCAACTTCTCACCCGTTCGTTTCTCGTGAGCCTGTTTTTGTTTCTCTGAGGATCCTACCTTTCCAAACTCGCTCCGAACACTTTTCACATCTACGTTGACGCTGCCCACTCTAGCCGTGGGGTCTCGAACCACTTCAATGGGGGTTTCGTACAGAGTGTGTGCGACGTTTCCTCCTTCGGGGGTCAACTCAAGAGCGGTAGCCAGTTTGATGAGATCAGGATCCAAACCCCTACCCTTAGCCAACGACTGGTTGATGTGTGCCTTCAGTCTCTTCTTGGAGACCTTAGGGTCAGTCGGAACTGTTCTTTGCCCCACACCCAAACTCACTGTCTTAGGCTTTGGCATCGTGTGGCCATGTTCCATGTCCGCAATGCCCATACGGGAAAAGTCTGTGGCGTGAGCCCTTGCTCGTCTCAGAAGTTCCAGTCGTCCACTGGGCTCCCTTCGACGGAGACGGTTCTCTTCTTCAATCATCGACTCCCCGAAAGTCTTCCAAGGTCTTGTCACTTCACCTGTTTGAGGGTTAACAACCTTTTGCCCCTTAACCCCCACGTTGGCCATCTTCTCCAGTTCACTTTCTTTGATGTCTACGCCAGTACCCGCTTCAGAGAGGAATTTTCCCCCTTCTACAAAGACACCCTGCTCCGCTCCTCCCAAGGACAAAGTCATTGTTTGCCCAAGACGAGCAAGTGCATCCTCAACCTGCCCCCACCTAGGGCTACCAATTTGAGCCGGTGTAAAGCCTCTCACTGTTTTGGGGTATTTCCTCTTCAGTTCCGGTTCGATAACTGATTCATGAGCCGCAACGAGTTTCTGCACCTTTTCCCTTGGGGAAAGATTCGCTTCCTTGAAGACATCCCCCTTAAGTTCAAGACCTGCCTTTACCCATTTGGATGCCTTCTTGTTTTTAGCATCGCGGATAAATTTCCGCCATCCCTCAAGATCAGCAACGCCTTGCTTATGCCACCTCTTTAGGGTATTTGCAATGTACCCCGTACCCTTGATGTCTTTGGGGTCCCGAATGTTCCCCTTCATTGCGACCGCTTCAAGGAGTGTCCGGACTCGCGGGCCCACACCCGCATGTGCCTGACTCAACGCAACTGCCTCGTCTTGTGAAGCGATTGCGGCTTTTACTTGTTCCAAAAGTTCTGCGGATCTTGGGGGGCCGATGGGCCCCGTCCCGGTGGACTTGAGTGGGGGGATCAGATTCGATCCTGTCCCCCCTTCCATCATGTGCATACTTACAGAGGGGTATGGTCTAGCCGCTACGTCTACTGGATGGATATCAGTCCCCACCCCTTCACGGTAGGGTTGAAGTCCGGCAAGTAACATTTCTAGTTGGCTAGCCATGGCTGCATTCTACCCTGTGATCCCCAAAAAGGAAGGACTCCCCACCGAAGTGAGGAGCCCCTCCCAAGGAGGAAGGAGGACTAATTGAAACCTCCCGCGAACACTGATTAAGAATCAGTTATCGCTGTAGACCTGATCGGTCGTGCAGTTCGTCAACTTGATGCCTGCGGGCTGATCCGGGACCAACTGCATACGCAGGAGGCCGGGCATCTGCACGCCTTCCGTCACCATGTTGCGGTTACCGGAGGCCGAACTGTCATAGATCGGCAACTTGTTGGTACCCGTACCGGTGAGGGCAGAGGCGATGAAGTTGAACGGGGCGAACGAATCGGCCCGGTCGAACGTGCCGTAACCCGTGGGGGTCGGCGGGACGTACCGCTTCCAGTTCGAGCCACCCTTACGGATACCGTAAACTTCGCCATCGGAGACGTAGTTTGAGGTGTAACCCGTGTAGGTGCGACCGTCCATGGAGAAGGAGAAGCCTTCCTGCGAACCCTCGGAGGAGAGGCTCGAAAGGCGACCCGTACGGTCCAGACGCTCACGACCGATCTTGGTGGCTTCGTATGCGAGCCACACGCCATCGGAAGCGATAAGGCAATCGATGTACTGACCGTACTTGCCCTTCGCAGCGTGGAAGCGACGGAGGTACTGACGCAACTTGTGCTCCGTCAGAACGCCCGAAACGTCCTTGGTGAACGACTTGAACTCCGGATGGATGTTCACGTCGATCTGGTTGGACGTATCACGCTCATCACCAAGGAGGTACGTGTTGGCATTGCCCGAAGCACCGCTCTTGATCCACGAGTTCATGCCCGCGCAACCCTTCGCGGTCGTAGGTGAAGAACCACCGACGTTGTGGGAGTTGGCGTACACGAGCAGATCGTTTGCAGCAGTCGTGCCGGTTGCAGCACCACCGGAGTGGAACGCAGTGGTTTCGCTACCGAGGAAGACGTAACCCTTGAGTTCATCCACGCGAGTCACATACACCTCAATGCGAGAACCGAGGCTCTGTCCATCGTCCGCAGCCGTATCGTTACGGCGTACGTCGGCGGTCGAATCGATGATGTCGATACGCTGACCGACGAAGAAACGGTCGTGGGTGTTTTCGGTGATCGTGCAACGAACCTCCTTGGTATCGCCATCCACCGCAGCGAGGTCGTCCGCGTCAACGACGGCGGAGATGGTGCCCAACTTGTAACTGTCGTTCTGGTTGATGTACCAGTAGTTACACAGGGTGTGCGAAATGTTCTTCGCAAAACCCTCCAACTTGGGGGCAACCACCTCGCCAATGAAGGCGGGGACGGCTTCGGCCTGAAGTTCACCCAGCGTGAACATGATGTTGGACATCATGGAACGCATCGGGATACCCAGACGGAACGGATTGGCGTTGGGACCGTTGAGGGGGTCCGGCCAAGTCTGTGCCAGATTCTGGGCATACAACTTCTCGGAAATGACATCGGTGTCGTCGCCGTACAGGCCAACGTCACCACGAACATGACCCTGTTCGAGAACGCCCGTCATGCCGCCCATGTAGACCTTGAGGATCTTCATGTCACGGCCAATCGCGTCTGCGGGGCCCACACCCTGTGAAGTGACAACGGTGTCACGCCACACGGGATCGAGCGACGGCAGGAAGACATCAATGTTCTTATTGATGACCTCTTCGATGCGATCTGCGTGCTTGTCGAACAGAGAACCAGTAGTAGCAGCCATTGCTTTCTACCTTTCTCAGAGTTTGGATTGATCGCCTGTCGAGAGATCCTCCGCGAGACGACTCAAAGCATCGACGTTGTACTCCCTTGCTTTGGAGTCCATCGTGCCCATGTTGTCACCATCTGCGAATTGAGGAGCCTCTACAGGCTTCTTGTTAGCGAAAAACGAGTCCAGACCCGATGCTGTTTCCGGTGCACGCCCAATTTTGTTGGGGTCTCCGATTACCGTCGAGATTCTGTTGTAGATGTTATCAGCGGCTTTCGTTGCTTCATCAGAAAACCACGACAAATTGAAGTTTTCCCCACGACTTTTTCTAGATCGAACATTGTCCATAAGACTCCGCTCGATCTGGCTCCGCAAACTCGAACGTCGTTCTGCGTCATCTGAGTTGGGGTTCATCTCTGAACCCTTGTCGAGAAGCGTTCGGATCTTGGGGTTTGACTCCATCACTCGATCAAGTGTCTCGTTGAGATTCTGACGGAGGAAGTCAGCGTTCATACGACGCTGGTTGTTTTCCAAACTCTCAAGGCGTTGCTTGTTTTCGTTCGAGAGAGGATCGGGGGTGGTCATTGGTGCTTCCTCCTGTGGTTGTTCGCCCTTCAGGGACGTAACGTATTCGTCAATCTGATCGGGCTGATACCCTTCAGCATTCATGAGGTACCGAACCGCTGCTTCCTTGTCCGTATCCGATGCACCTTGCTGCATCAACACAGAAGCATGTTGGTTGTACTCATGGATGCCAGATGCCTGTTTAGCCACATCAACCAACTGGCCAACCGTGACCTCGACACCATCAACTTGGACTGTCGCATCCAAGTTGATATTCGGGCTAGGGGCTGGCGCAGGGGTGGGGGGAGCCTCTTGAGTGGGGGCATTATCCACAGGAGCGACGGGGGTGGGATCCGGGGCCGGAGTTTCTTCAGACATCTAAGGTCTCCTTCAACGAGGGGTTGGCGTTGGAGGTGCGGCCCCTTGTGGCCGTCCTCCTCCTTGGGGTTTTGGTTGGGGCTTTCCCGATCCTCCGGGAGACCCCATCTGCTGGGCTTTCATTTGTGCTTTGCCCACCATGTTGTTTGCTTGTCTCTGTGCATCCATAAGCACAGCCATATCATCTGGGGATGGTACTGCATTTGGCAGAGTAAGACCAAGGCTCTGCATCAGAAACTCTCGGTACTTCATGAACTCATCCTGCACCTCAGGAGAGGCCATGGACATTGAAGGACTCGTCATAAACGAAGTCAGGACCCTCATTTGGAACGAGGGACGAGCCGTATGGGGAGTCAAGATAATCTGCCCGGGATCCTCACCGTTTCCATAAAGAAGCAAGCAGTTCTTGATAACCGACTCATATGCGGCTTTCTCTTCGTCCATCCAGATCGCTAGATCAAGACCTTCCTTCAACGCGAAGAGTTTCAATCCGTCCGGGTCTGTAAGCCCCTTCTCCAACCACTCCAATGCTTCCTTCTTCCTCGCCACGAGTGAACGAGGATTCACTTGTTGGATAGTAACTTGGAGGTTGGTGAGGGTTGGGACGGGGTTGGTTTCGAAAGAAACGGATCCCTCCACCGGATCAATAATCGCACCCGCAAGATCCAGAGTCATATGGTTCACGGGGATGGGTCGTGGTGAGAAAGCCATAGTCCTTGCTGCGGCAGAGAGAACAGCCCTGTAACAAGAACCGAAAGCCCGCTCCATACCCCGCGACGGATTTGTCATCGCCTTATTGGTTTCTTCCTCAAGGAAGTTCAAGCCAGCAGCGGAGTCAATGCGGCCTTTCTCCTCGATGAGATCCCTCACCGGAGTAAGACCATCCATCAACTGTTTGGCATATGCAGCAGTTCGACCGGGGACATCCCCCGCGTTGTGGGGCGTGATCGAGAACGGTCGGAAGTTATCTCCAACCGGATCCGGTTCGAAGGGAACAACCCGGAGACCACGCCCCACGTCGCGGAGCATAGCACGCTCGTTGAACTGTCCTTGAGGCATCACAAGAACACCATAACGGTCGATGTCCCGGATGTTGTTGAAGAGGGACTTGAGGAGACGTTCCATCTCACGATTGATAGAGAACAGAAGATCAAAGAGACCAGCACCATGGAAGGTGCCATTCTCCATGAAGCGTGCAAACCCAATGGGGCAATAAGTCTCGATCCCCTCCAGATCCATGTCCTCAAGAACATAGTCACCTGAGGTGACCACGTACCTTGTCACAAGTTCCCCCACTCCAAATGTCCAGACCTCACGGATCTTTACAACACCCATGGACTCGGGAACACGGGACGGCGCGCCGGGACCTCCATTGTTGTCTTGATAGTCAAAGGCTCCCTCCTCCGCAGCGTCAGCAGTTTCGTCGATGTGTTCACCAACCTGCTGCTCCCAGTATTCCATCTTCTCAAGATTCTGCATGACCTTCCGGCCAAACCGTTCCTTGAGGAATTCCAGTGGGACCGAACGCTGACGCATCAAGCCACTCAGTTTGGTGTAGTCCACACCAAGGGAGGGGAAGGGGAACAACTCACGAGGGTGAACCACCTCGATGTCGGCAGTGAGGCCGATGGAAGGAGTATCCTTCAAGTGTCCTGCTAGGCCACAACAACCAAGGGTGGTGAAGATGTGGGCGAACTCTGTGGCAATCTTGTCAACCTGATCGCTACTTACGAGGGAGTCCACGAGAATCTGGGCTACAGACCGTTCGCGGATACCACTAAGGTTGCTGCCTTCCCTTAGGATCTTGGGTCGAAGATCCATGGAGGAGAGCCGGGCAGATACTTTGTCGATGGCTCGAAGGAGTTCCGTTGACTGGAATTCCATGTTGCCTTCTTCATCTAAGAAGTGAGGCCGGAGAGCACCGGCCTCGGGATCGAATACGTCGAAGCGTCGGGCACCATTGAGGTAGTACCACGCCAGAAGCCACATAGTTCGACGGTAAGAGAGACGAGACTCCTCACGGTCAGCGTGCTGGTCGATGATCCTAGCAAGGGCTTCTTTATTCTTCGGCAGTTTGATCGTGTCGCTTGCCATCTCTTAGTTCTGCCTTACGCTTCGCTACGCCCTTGGGCTCAAACCCCGCAGGGAATTCTGTTCTAACAAACATATCCCTCATCTGATCTACATCATACGAGGGTTCTGTGGGCTCTGGGAGTTTAACAGACCTGTCAACAGGCTGTTCGCCCTCCCGTGGCCCGTATCCGTAGTAGCACTTTAGCAGACGATCCAAAAATGCGATAGGAACCACTGCACAGAATCTTGAGTCGAACCCGATTTGGTCAGTGTCAAATTCTTGATTGTCCACCTGTCGAACCTCCTTCATGTCGATCAAGTGCCTCGATGATATCAGCCGCACTGACTTTACTCATGTCTAATCGGTGGGCATATGGGTTACCTTCTTCATCGAGAAGGTTCCCCTTCTTGATTTCCTCAAGAGGGTCCTTCGCCCTTTGCTCCTCCATCTGGAGAGACTTAAGACGGCCCTTGACCACGAATTGAGACATAGAGACACAGTCGATCTCGTCATCATGCTGGAGTCCGCCGTCCTTGGCTTCGGGATTGAACTGCTCGAACTGGTCGAATAACCTCCCCCACTCACCCCTATGTCGGTAAGCGAGGGGCATCTTGATCTTCCCGTGCTCGGTACGCATGAGGAGGGTGGCGATCTTGGAGGCCTTGTCGAGTTGGCCCGGGTTGAGTTTCTTAATTCCGGGAAGGTGAGTTACACCCGCCATGTCTGAGGCCCGGGTCCGGACAATGGAGTCGAGGGCGTGAAAGAGGCCGATGCCCTGCTTGATCGTTTCGGGGTGCATGGTGGGGCACTTCCAACGGTCAGCGAGTTTGAAGGACTCTTGGACGAGCATTTGCTCTTGGCACTGCCGGGACCAAATATCGAGGACAAAGAGTTCGTTTTGGGAATTGATCCCCATCAGACACGCGACTTTGTAGTCGGAGTCCTTAGTAGCCGTGTAGGAAGTATCCAGTGTCATAAAGAGACGGGTACGTTTGAGGAAGTCTTCCATAGGGATGCGTTGGAGTTCCCCCTCGGAGTACCAACACATGAGGGCCTTAGATTCCCGGGGGCTATTCTCGTAGACCTCGTCAACCTTTTCGAGCCACCACCCATGGGACTCCTTAGTGAGTGGGGGAAAGTACGAGTCTTCAGATTGTCCGGGGGAAGCCATGTACTCCGCAAGGAAGTTGGCGGAGCCGATGATTTCACGGATCTCTTCGAGCGAGACGCGGTCAGAGTACTCAGGGTTGTCCTTCTTGAACTGCTTAGTGGGGGGCCACATTTCGGGCCAACAAGAGACAAGGTTACCGTCAGAGTCTTCGTGGGCTGCCCGGACAATCATGCGACCCCACATGTTGAAGCGGGGATCGACGGCTACGTTCTCACCTTCAGCGTTCTGTTCAGTTTGGAGAGCGTGCCATGCGTAGTGCCGACGAGACACGAAAGTAGCAAGCCAATCAACACCGCACCCACGACGCATAACCATAGGCAGAACAATCTTAAACAGAAGATCGTCCATATAGCCACGAATGATAGACATCGAAGTGGATGCACGGGGATCGTATTCAGGGTCATCTAGAACATACCTACGAGGGCGACCACCACGTTGACGAGATTCGGCTGAGATGCAACGGAGCCAAGAACCATTCTTGAGGTGCATCAGTTCCGTTCCGAACGGGGCCTCGCCCCTTCGGGGGGCGAGCCGCCCGTCCGGGAAGTCGGGACCGAAATCATTGTTGATACGGAGGTTGTTGATGAACTGATCTTTGATCGCTTGGCCAGTCCCCTTAGCGTTGTCGTTGGTAGAGGTGGCATAGAGAATCGAGAACGCGGAGCGGGAGAGCATCCGGAAGAGGATGGACTTACGAACGAGGAACGACTTCGCAGAACCACGCGGGGCAATCACAATGTTCCGGGGGGTGGTGGCCCACAAGCGTTGAATGTCGTAGTGGAAGTCTGGGGTTCGGAGAGGGTCATCGTCATAGAACATCGGGTCGAAGTCGATGTCGTGGTTGGCGGTGAGATAGTACATGTCGAAGAACCGCATCCCGGCGACAAACGCTTCCGCGATATCGACCGGGCTACGGTTCTGTGAAGTCCACAATCTGCACGCATTTGTGCGTGCTTGCCTCTGTCCTTCCTCCGACAACTCCTCGTAATCTGTCGGCAAGGGGTAGAGAGGATTGTTCTTCCTCTCAATCCACTTAGCCATAGAGATCCCCATAACCCATTGACTGGGCGAACGGGTGAACGTCATCCCGGAAGTAGGAACGAGAGCCGGGGATTCCTGTCATGGTTTCCATCCCGTAGGGGTTTGCGTGTTGCCCCCGACCGGCGTAACGATCAGCAACATCCATTGCACCTTGAGTTCCCATCTTGTAGCGAGAACCGGAGATGGGGTCGAGGATCATGTCGGACCCCGCACCTGTTGCGCCCTCCCAATATGCGGGGGGCTTGATGGAACTACGGGGGGTGGCCCGCACGAAGTCACTGAGACTAAAACGGAGTGAAGGGCTCCCCTGTCCGGTGATGTAGTCCTGCATCTCTCCCATGAGTCCAAGTGATTCTTCAAACGCCATCTTTATTCTCCGTGAAGGCCGAGATTGTTGCACACCGAATCACAGCGTCAGAGAGGTTCGAAAACATCTTGAAGGTGTGACCCATCTTGTGGAGTTTATCCGAGATCTTCCGATATCTCTCCTTGAGTTTTCCCTCTTCCTCAAGAAGTTCAGCACGGATCAACGATGCGGCTTTGAGATGATCGTCGTTGGTCCACCACCGAATGGGGTTGTCAAGTCCAAGGTCTTGAAGAATGTACGCACCAGAGCGAACGAGGCTCAGGTCATCCATCTTCCCCACCATCATCGCCACCATCGCTGATGCCTCTGAGTAGGGGTATGTTTTCTTCTTGGCCGGAGGCGGTGTGGATTTCGTACGCGAGGTTTTCTTGCTCACTTCTTGACTCGTTGTGTTCATTTTCCTTCCTCAGGTCTTGGAGAAGACCACTGGTTGAAACGGTTTGAGTTACGGCACCATCGTCGGTGACCGTGTGTTGTGCTGTTGCGATCATACCATTCATGCCCACGATTTCCTTCATAACAGAACGGAATTGCTTGAGGGCAGAGAGGGAGACCTTGGGGTCGGGGTCACGGACATGTCGAATGATGGTTTCGATCTCCTCGTGGACATCGAAGTCCGACCGGCGGAGAGCCATGTCGAGACCGTTGACACCATAGAAGCCGAGGACGGCGGAGTCATTCCCCGCGAATTCGATACTTCCAAGCGTTTTGTTTTGCTTGCTTAATTGCTTTTTCGTCATGCTTGCGTTGCTCGATAGAGGGCATGTACCGCATGGTGGTTTCGGCAAGTCGCTCTGCGGCGACTCTGGCTGCGGTGCGGACTTCTTTGGTGATTGTACCGTCCGTGATGACTTTTGCAGCCATAAGTTCTGCGAGAACTGTTTCAAGGTTCTCTTTGAACTTCTCTGTGTCGAGACTTGTTGCCTTACCTTTGGTCTTGTTCTTCTTGATAGAGTCGCAACCGGGGGCAAGGAATGTAGGTTCACCAATGCGAGTTACGGCCCGCATCGCTAAGAGAAAGGTTGTCATCTCCACATAACGGGTGGAACCGATCTCTACCATGGGGACACTTAGGGCTTTGCACAGGGCGCGGAATCCTCGTTTGGTGAGGGCCTTGAGTTCGTTCAGGTAAACATCTTCGGCCATAAGTCGGACCCCGGACCCGAACGAGATGTAGAGTTGTTTGTCTTCCATCAGGGCATCGGGTGCCTAGCGAAACCCATGAAGGTCCAGTTGTCATAATTAATCGGTCGAGACTCTGGAAGTTCAAACTGAACGTATTGACGAGGTTGCGGTTGATACTTACGGATGTTGTTCTGAGGGTCCGTACCCGGAACCCCTGCTTGTGTCCCGTCTTGTGGGGGTTGTCCGCCCATGGGTTGACCCCCTGTTGTACCGGGTTGTCCCCCGTAGGGACTCGTTCCCGGGTATCCACCTTGCGAGGGCTGGGGGGGTTGCACCCCAAGTCCACTCTGAGTTGTGTGTGGGGGAGGTGCGGATGGGACAGACGCGGCCTGTGAAGGAGTTGACGGACCAATAGTGCCCCCCGTAGCCCCCGGTGCAACACTTGGGTGGGGCTTTACATTTGAAAGGTCAAGTTGGGGTGGCGAAGTTAGGTTAGGACCCTTGGTTACGTCGATGGGTGTTGGGATCGCCGTTGCTGTGGGGTCTGTTGGTTGTGGTACGGTGTGGAGTCGAGGGTCCACGTAGACCCCGTCGAGGATAGGGTCAGCATCCATTCCCTCAACCTCAGAAGGGGGTCCAGTTGCAACACCGGGGTGTTGCATGGGTTGGTAGACCCCGTCAAGGATAGGGTTATCATCCATACCCTCAACGTCAGAACGAGGACCGGTTGCAACACCGGGGAACTTGTGATCGTGGAGAGCGTCGTCAAAGACTTGGTCACCTTGGTTGAGCATATCCCACCACGCCCACGGGGTTGCGTAGGGAACAACTGTGCGGTCAGGTCGAGACACCATAGCCATCTCCTCCTCGGAAGGAGAAGGTGCTGCGGCTTGTAGGTCGGTTACTCGGGCGCTGTAGTCCGCTTCGAATTGTTCGAGTCTTGCTTGTTCTTCTGCAAGCATCTTTTGGAGACGGGTGAGTCTCCATGCTGCGGTCCCGGGTTCGGAAACACGGTGCTTGCGGTGCGCACGGTCAAGGCTTTTGTTGTACGCCTTGCGCTCGGCAGCACTCATCTTTTTGAGTTCGTCAGGGGTGGCTTCAACGAATCCGACACCTTCGAGCCCCTTATCTTTAGCGACGATACTTTCGTTGTACGCGATCTCTCGTTCGAGTTGGGAGATCTTTCCCTGAAGTCGTTTGCGTCGTTTGTCAGAGAAGCGACCTGTTTCGGTTCCGAGGGTGGGATGCTTCTTCATGTGTTCCTGAAGCATCTCTTCGTCACCACTGTCCGCGAGGTCTTGTGCGACGGTACTCCACTCAGCCAACGCCTTGTTGGTGCTGCTTGGATCCATGATGTCGTCGAAGGTGGGCACGGAGGCCGGGGGATCGTGCGGACCCCTGATACCGTCTGGGTTGTAGACAGCGTGCCAACGATTTCCATTTTCCTTCCACTGCATCGACAACTCACCAATTCGTGCTTCAGTGTCGATGGGTTCGGGTTGACTGATGGGTTCGGTGTCGGTATAACGGAAGGGCCAATTGGGACTCGTCATCATCAAGTACGGGTCCGGTTCAATTAGGCCCGATTCGAGTGCGGGACCCGCGATTTCGAAAGCAGAGCCGATCCGATCCGCAAACTCGTCGTCTTGACCCTCGAAACCTTGTGTGAACGTGTAAAGGTCGCTGATGTCCTCTGGGCCCAGAGCGTCGATGTCGATGCCCCCAAGGAGATCACTAAGTTGTTCGTCTCTGTCTTTCGCCATTAGGAGGCCACCATGGAATTGGTTGTCGGAACGTCCGCGAGGCCCATGGGTTCACCCGAACCTATGAAGGTTGCCCGGGACTTGGTAAATCACTCATTCTGCACTCCCAACCGGAAAGGAGGGCTTTGGTTCTACAACGGATCATACTATCAATGGTACGGAAATCAATGGCATCTTAGGGACGAGGTGTGGTTGGAGGATACGTTGTGGGTGCTGTTGGAGGATGCGTATTACACAGAGAATACCATCAACGGTCCTGAGTTGAGGCGTATGAAGCCCAACCGGGGGAAGATTGAAAACGTGATGCGGGCTATTTCTGCCTGCACAAGGGTCCCCCACTCAAGTGTTCCGTTGTGGCTGAATGGGGACGGCCCGTTCGATGCAACGAGAGCGTTGGCGTTTCAGGATGTGGTGTTTGACGCGAAGACGGGGAAGACGGTTGAGCGGAATGAGGATTGGTTTGATCCGGTGACGTTGCCTGTGGTGTATGACCCGGAGGCGGAGTGTCCTCGTTGGATGCAGTGCTTGGAGGAATGGGGTGGAGGAGACCCAACGTGGGTTGATTTGTTACAGAGATGGATGGGCTATTGCCTTTTGCCCCACAGGAGATTTGCCAAGTGGATGCTGATGTACGGGAAAGTGCGAGCAGGGAAGGGAACGATTGCGAGGATTCTCGAAAGGCTTATTGGCAGGGAGTGCTACATGGGTACCTCGCTGGACGATCTGGCTGGAGACTTCGGATTGGACGGCTTGGAGAAGAGCAGGGTTATCTGTGTGAGCGAAGTGAGCGAGTTGGACGGGAAGGACGGAGAGCGTTGTGTTCGGGTGTTGAAGAACATTGTGGGACAGGACCCGATCACCGTGAATATCAAGTTTCAGAGGCAGATGAGGAATATCGTCGTGAACGCTGCACCGATGATGCAGGCGAACGAGATTCCGATGTTGCCCAATAAGGGGAGGGGCTTGAGTAGCAAGATGTTGCTATTGCCGTTTGATCGGACTTTTGAGGGGAAGGAAGATCCGGACCTACTGGAGAAGTTGGAAGAGGAGATGGTGGGGATTGCGGCTTGGGCTGCGGAGGGGGCACGGAAGGTGGAGTCGTGTAGCGAGAGTTCGAGACGGTTTCCGATGCCGAGCAGGGCGGAGGAGGCGGTGAAGTTGTATCACATCCAGAACAACCCGTTTGACCACTTCTTGGAGGAGAGGTTCTTGAGGAGTGAGACCGGGTTTGTGGCGACGGACATGTTGTGGTGGCAGTGGAAGGATTGGCTGAAAGCGAACGGGATCAGGAATATTCAGGTTGCTAGGAATCAGATTGCGATGAAGATCGAGTCGGGTAGCAGTTGGGGCGTGTATAGGCATCGGCCCGGTGCCAACAGTAAGCGTGGGCTCAGAGGTTTGAGTCTACGGAAGAATTTCGAGGATGTTTCCTGAAGGAGGCCAGAATGGCTTTGTGGACTGTTAAGGAGTTGGTCAAATTTGTCCGAGGGCATCATGCCCGAGGACGCGACCGGTTTGGGTTCGTGGCGGAGAACGGGGACATGTTCAACGTGTGGCCCGCAGAGGACGGGAACGGAGTCAGGGTGGCTCAGGAGGGAGGGGTGTTTGGGATCCAGTTGTGCGAGTGGGACCCTCTGGAGGACCTTGGAGACGAGGAGGCGTGGGGTGGTGATCCGGGGGACGAGTGGGAGGCTTGAAGAGAGTGGGGGAATGTTAAGTGCCAGGTGTGCCGGGTGTGCGCGTACCTTTTACGCTTTTGGGGTCTCTTCCGCAAAGGTTGCTGAAGACCCGGCATACCCGGCACAAACACCTAACAAGTACCTAAAGTGGGGCGGTTGATACCAAACAGGCCCATAACATTACTGTTGGATGGGGAGGGGTTGGGTTAAGAGCAAACCTGCCGGGAGGAAAATCCTAGACGGGAACGGTGTTTCTTCCACAGACACGACCCACGTCCCGGGGGCCGGACGGTGCCGGACACACGAACACACAACTGGAGGTCGGATGCCTCACCACCTTGCTGCGCACTGCAACTGAGACAACCAACCTGCAATCTACCACCAACTGACTATGGAAGTTCACCGAGAGAAAGAAACCAAACGGTAAACCGACCTGCACTCAACACTTACCGCAAGACGGAGACGGACAGACATATCGGCGACCTGCTGGTGACTGACCGGCCCCAAGGGGCCAGTCGCCAGCGGTTGGTGGCTGGGTTTAGTTTCTCTTTATCTGGAGGTTTTGCCATGAGCATGACCAAGTCCGAAATGGTGCGTTTGGGCCTGTCCACTGAGACGGTCAACGACGAGCGCACTGAGATTGCCGTTGACGAGAAGGCCAACACTGTTCGCGTCTCCTTCGTCTTTCCCCTCTCATCGTTTGGAGATCCTTCCGAGTTTGATGGGCGTTGGTCGCTCTCGAAGTTCGTGAATCTGCCGGGTCCAGTGCCCCAGTGGCACAACAACGTCGGGTTGTCGCTGATCGTGAAGGACGGCAAGCCGATGATGTTCGCCAAGGTGCTGATGCCTGAAGGCTGGACCCCGCCTAACGGCACGAAGGTCTACGTGCCCAAGGCCAGTCCGAAGGCCGCGGAGACCGACAAGTCGAAGGTCTTCTGACTCCTCGCTCCATCCCGCAGGGTGGGAGGTGGCCACTGTGCTGCCTCCCGCCCTCTTTTTTTGAGCACTGGCTGGGGGAAGCAATAGCAATGGAACGGACTCATCATCTGCCCGCCGCCCTGCGGGCGGGCAGAGGACTCGCTGTGAACATAAGGAGTAAATCATGTCACACGTATTGGATTGTTCTAATTGTTGTTCGTCGGGTCTAGTGATTGAAGGTTTGGGCGTATTGCCTAGCGATCTTGGCCTTGAGGGAGAGACATTCGTTATTGCCAACAACGATCAGATCTTCTGTGAAGGATGTTGGGAGGATGTCAATGATGGGAGTCCCGATGCAGAAGAGTACTACGGTGGTTCTGAATCAGAGCGTGAAGTTGCATTGTTGCCGACCCATAAGGAGTAAGTGATGACTGAGGTTGTAAATCTGAGAAATAGCACGTTTGATGTGTATATCGGGCGTGCTGGACGCGGTGAGGACGGTTATTTCGGTAATCCATTCCCGATCAGTAAAGGCGGACGCGATGAGTGCATTGCACGCTACCGTGAATGGTTTGAGTTTCGCATCGAGAATGATGAGGAGTTCAAAGCACGCGTATTGGAGTTGAAAGGCAAGCGTTTGGGGTGTTTCTGCAAGCCTCAAGCATGTCATGGTGATGTTATTGCAGAGTGGCTGGAGAACAACGGATGACCGACAAACGCACACTCATGGAGAAGATTTACCCCTTCTCCTGTCCCAACAAGTGGCTTGAAGCAAAGCGTGAGGAACACCGCACCAAGACACTCAGCATCGCTGATGACCCTGTCTTGAACCCCAAAACCAGTCCCCCACTCGTCATTCTTGGGCAGGGAGACTACAAAATCATCATCACAGAGGACGATCTCAAATGATATATGACGATTCCGAACAGACCAACCAACAGACCGCATGCAATGAGTGCTGGTGGCCAATTGGCATGCATGACCCAGAAGAGAAAGCCTACTTCACAGAAGACGGGAAATGCTTCTGCGATGCTTGCATTCAAATCGTTCGAAAGAGGAATAGCCCCAAATGACCGAAAACGTGACTTTACCTGATCTCGAAGAGGACATCCAAACCCTCTTCGAAGCCCAAAACCGCAACGCAATACTGATCGAGATGCTCTATGAGAAACTGGGCATCGAGATCCCAGAAGACCCACAGGAGGCAGCAGAATGAAGAAGGTTAACGCAGAAACCATGGTCGAACGACTTGAATTCATCGTTCAGGGCGGTCGTATCGTCGAAGGGCTCATCACCAAACTGAAGGATCAGAACTCCATGGTGGACTACGATGACTTCATCCATGTCGTCCGAGGAATGAGGGAGATCCGTGTCACCTTCAACGAGATCTTCAAAGATCTTGGAAGCGACTTCTTGATCCTCATGAATGATCTTGAAACCGCAAACACCCCTGAACCGGCTGAAGAGCCTCCGATGTGGGAAATCCACCGTTGAGGGACCGAAACGGGTGCCGCTCGCCCTGCGGGCGACACCCCTTCCGTTCCTTCTCTAGTAGCAAATCTCATGGAAAGAGGACATCATGACATACACAGTTCAATTCGAACAGATCACTCGCAAGGATTGCGAAATCATGGGTGGCAACATCCCATGGCGTGAAACCCGTCATCGCTATCTCTTTGGTAGCAAAGGACGAAGCGGCATCATCCGCAAGTTGGATCGAAACCCCAATGCTCCGAAGCCATTCTGGTTCTGGGATTACTTCCAGCCACCACAGCGCATCAGCATCATCAATGGCACGCCATTGTTGGACCATGAAGGCAACCCCATCGGTACGGTTGAGAACCCGTACCCATCAGGGGCTCGTGTTGTCCGAAAGGGGACACCAACACCCCTCATCATCCTCATTCGTCGTGAGGAACGTCGCTCCCGTCGAACTGAATCTCTCCATGTTCGACGAGTTGTAGCGAAGCAGCAACCGACCTTCAATGCGGTACCTGAGGATATCCTCTGGCACATGCATCGTCGCGGTAAAACACTCGACAATTGGAGTCTCCAAGTATTGAAATCTAAGAACCGTCACACCCTCAACTCACCCCGAAAGGAAAAAGCAAATGGCTGACCCAAAAATGACTCTAACCCTTGATATGACAGGGGTAACTGTTGGCAAAGAACCGGTGGCTCAAACCCACATTGATATCACCAAGTTCTTTCTTGAATCAGAAGAATTCACATCTGAACTAGAGCAAATCGTGTGTCAGGTTCTTCAGAAAACCGCAGACAAGTGTGGTAATGAGAATTACCCCAACGGGACAATCACATTCGACGAGATGTGTGACTTGTTCATGTTCCTTCGTGAGCGAAAAGGAATACTTGAGTCATACACACGTGACATCGAGATCCTTATTCGAAATGCTGCTCGAACCCCAGAGGAGGTCACAAATGAGTGAACTGGAAACCTACTACAAGGGCAAAACGCCCGATGAGATCGCCAGCCTCCCGTTCGGTATGGTGTTCCTTGACTTTGTCATGGCCCGTACCGAAGCAGGTTACCCTGAAGATCTCCACCATGCCCCAGAGATCGAACGAATCTTGGGGAGTGGGGGACCCGAACTTGAAAGGCAATGGAAGCAATTGCCATTCATCCAAGAAGAGGTGTCACCAAACGCCAACACAGACACTCCAGTGTGGCTGTGGATCATGTTGAACCCGGTATGACACTCGACACCCGGCCCCCTGCTTCGCGGGGGGGCCGGGATGCCTCGCGTGTTGTTTCATTTCTTGTTTCAGTAAATCGGAAGGAGTAAATCCGATGACGTACACACAAACCAAAACCCAATCAGGAACTGATGCACAGTTCATCAACATTCAACAGGTGCCTGCCCAAGAAGCATTGGCACATCTTCAGGCCTTGGTAGAAGCGGGGAGCGTGATTGCATTCACTGACCCCAATGGGTTCATGATGTTCCAGAGTGAGGAAGTCCTCGTCTCTGAAGCATGTCACAGTGAGTGGAAGGAGCGTACTTCGCTTCGTCGCAACTGTGCTGGCCGCAAGAACAAGGAAGGGAAGAGTGGTCCCGTTACCAAGTTTATCACTTCCAGTGGACTTGAAGGGAACTTGTGGGGCGGTTTCAGCCTCGACATTCCCGTTGATTCCTGACCCATCTAAGACCGGTAAGTCTTAAAACTGCCATAACCCGGGGTGTGTAGTGGAAACGCTACACACCCCATTTGTGTTTTTCGTTTTCATTCCCCCACTCCAAGGAAGGAGCATAGTTTTGCACTTCAAACTGCAAAAAATCGTGGAGCAGTTGGCAGAATCCAACGGCCACATGTCAGATGCGTTGGTGGCCCACACCAAAAATGGGTTGCCAACCCACAGCACAGACATTGTTGGAGCCAGAATGTTCTACGCCCAACTCGAATTGCTTTCAGCAATCAGGAAAGCAAATAACCTCCTACTTGATTTGGAGGAGCAGCACAGGCAGAACGAATTCGAATTGCATCAAGAACAAAAAGATTACATCGCAGACACAACTACGCCTAGCATCTTTGGTAACCCTTCATGGTCCTCAGATGCAAAGGTGGTGGAGGATGTCAGGTGATGCAGGAGTTGTTGCATTCGTAGCATTGTTTCTAATTGGCATCGTTGGCCATTTATGTAGTCCAAAGAAGGAGAAATAGCCATGGCTACTAGCATGGGTCGTTGGGGAGAAGAAGTCTCCCGTGACCAACTCGCCACACTCGAAAACCCCAAGAAATTGGGGTCTCGTCACTATCCCACTCGTCATGATGTCTTCACCAATACCATTGAAGACTCATTCAACGCAATGGGTTACAAGTTGAATAACTGGAAGTTCCAACTGTCTTCAAATGGTGACAAGATGTTCACTGAGTTCAGCATTCAGTCTGGGGATAACCGTTTCCAGACTGATAGTTGGCAATTGGTTGGAGCAGCAATCAACACACATAACCAGTCTATGTCCACCCGAATCCTCTTCGGTGATGAGACATTCGTGTGTTCCAATCTCCAGTTCAGTGCAGAGTTCATGATCCGTCGTAAGTCAACACGCGATGGACTCCAAGACCTCAAGCATCTCATCTGGGATAACGCAGAACAGATTCCTGTTGTGTTCTCTCAACTCTTGGCGGATAAGCAGCGGCTTGCAGATCATGACATGAGTTCTTCTACTCAAGTCAATGACACCCTTGTCCGTATGGCAAAGGCTGGACACACCACATGGCAGTCCATTCCTCACATCCTGAAGCATTGGGAAGAGCCTGAGCATCCCGAGTTCCAAGACCGAAACGGTCTCGTCTTCTTCAACGCATTCACCAGCAATTGGCGTGGATCGAACCCCTTTGAACTCCACAACAAGAGCAAGCGTGTCATGAACTTCCTCCTCGATGAGGCCACCAAGGAAGATCGTGAGTACGCAATGGAAGCAGCACCATCGCATGACCCAACCCCAGAGGAGGTACAAGATGACTGGGAACACGCAACCTCAGACTGGCCCTGATCGGCCCGAAGTTGTAACAGACGAGCACCTCATATACCTTGATGGTCTCCGTGAATCGGGGGCTATCAACATGTTTGGTGCTTCCGAGTACATCGAACGTCGCTTCGACGTGTCCAATGCAGACGCACGTAATATCCTCGTCTACTGGATGAACACGTACGGAAGAGACACACGATGAACAAGTACCTCATCACGTACTTGGTTACCGCGTCCGAGGCAATTGGTCGGTTCCAAGAGGACTTTCACGGAGTCACATGGGCTGAAAACCCTGAAGCCTATGAGTGGAATCAATCACTCACCAAGATCAGAGAGATCATGGACAACGTGGCTACTCGAATGGCGAAAGCCGCGAAAGAAAAGGCATGACCTTCTCTTCTGCCCCCCGCCCCGCTAGATTCGTCTAGGTCTGGGGCGGGGGGTTTTCTTTTTTGTTGCATTTACGACAAGGCTTGTACGGAAGCAATTTGTTGAGAGCATCGCGTCTCTTCTTGCAACCCCCGCAAGATTTGACTCGACCACCACTCACACGGTGTATAATCTTCTCAACAGTGTCCCCCACTCCCTTAGAGGGAGCAGAGGGTCGCTCCTTCCAAGCCTCTCCGGAGGATTCGTTCTTCTTGTTTACACCACGAGCGTGACCCATTATGAATCTCCCTGATAACGAGCATTTCAAGTCTCTCTTCAAGTTGATTGTACAGTCATGTGAAGACGAGAAACTAGCCATTATGCGAGTAAAACACCGATCAACAGGTGTTATCCATATGGCCATCGTGTCTGTCTCTCTGGAGAAAGTAGAAGATGACTCCTTCTCAGTAGAGGTAACCCCTCTTGCTCTCCTTCTCTCCCCGGAGATGGCCAAATCAATCGACCCCCTTATCGACTTCGACCACAGGGACGAATGGGACATCCAATTCGATGATACCCCCATCGAACTCGACGATAGAAACCATTGGAGGCCACCAACCAAGGGACTCCTATGAAAGTTGAGTGGGAATTCGACGACATTGACGACCACGAAAACGTGTGCTGGGAGTACACGACAGATGGACTTCTCGCCTACGAAGAAAGTGGATGGGATCAGGTCGATGATTCCATGTACACCCGAATGCATCCTAAGGTTAAAGGTCTTATCCAAGCATCCAAAGATGTTCATTTAGCCCAAATCAACCCAACCAATATGATCGAGTGGAAATACCGCCTTGATTGTTTGTTTGATGCAGGTAAGTACTACCTCACATCAGACACAGATGAAGGCGATATTCCCATCCGATATCGCTTTAGCGACCTCAAGACTTATGAGGGCCTCAAGATCTCCATTACAGCATGGACTAAAGAGAAGTTCGATTCTTCTATCCGAGAGGTTCGGATGAAGCGAATCATCTCAAGCAACGACTTCGAGATTTGAGGCAACAATGGAAACAAACGAATGTCCAATCTGTCAGACTAAAGAGTTAGCCCAAGTTCAGCACGACTTGAATGAGTGCAAGAAGCGGGGGAAGACAAAAGATCGACAGATCAAGAAACTCAATAAGCAAGTCTTTATCTTGACCATGATTGCTATCGGTATTGGAGCGATCTTTGGAAAAGAAACGCTGGACTCAATTACAGAATGGCTTGGTTCAATCAAGTCGTTCAAGTCTAGTGTTCAGGATCTCAGTGGGTTTATTGTCCCAGCACCGGGATCATTAGGACTCTTGGCTATTGCCTTTCTTGTATGTAGACCGACAAGAAAACGAACAAACTAATTGAGTGGGGGATTAAGGAGGAACGATGAACCTACCTGTATTAGGTAGCAATCCTAATTGCACTGACTGCGAACTGCATGAGTTCCCCCACTCAGTGTGTATCCCTACGCACCACTACCCGAGGTCGTTGGACCTACCGGGTAATCCCCTGATCTTCTTTATCGGCCAGAATCCCGGCTACTACGAGGATCAGAAGAATGAACCATTCGTCGGGAAGTCGGGGGATCTCGTCAAGCGTGCGTATATTGGCGGTACTCTCCTCCACGAGCGTGCCTCCGTCTGGTTGGGCAATGGAGTTCGTTGCCATACTGAAGCAAACGAAACACCCAAACCAAAGCACTACCGATCTTGTCAACACTATTTACTTGATGACCTCCAGTACCTATTCTCCGCAAATCACGATGAGGGTCAAGTAAAAATCGTCGTAACCCTTGGCGCACCAGCAACTACCGCGTTCTACAAGAACATCGTAGAGGCTGGAACCACCTCCCTCTCTAAAGCATTCATGATGAATGGGATGGAGTATGAGTTCCAACTTACTGGTAACACATCCACCCCTTTCCGTCTCTTCTCGACCTACCATCCCGCAGCAGTGTTGAGGAACAACAACCTCATCAACAGCGTTCATTCGCATATGCAGATGGTTTCGGATTGCCTCGATGGTACTATGGCAACCCCATCCGACCCAATCATCGTACCGACAAGGAGCCCATACAATGGCTGAGCGAAACAAGTTCGGGTGTTGGGGGGACTACGAGCCCCTCAAACAGTGCGAAGAAAAGTACGAGTACAAGGGGTATTGGATCTGCCTCTTAGACACGCACACCGACGACGATTGCATCAAGCGAGACCATGTTCTAGTAACCAAGGAAGGAGTCTGCATCTATGGACCCGGATCCCCCTACGACGGAGACTACGAATGCGAGCGGGTGGTGGACCACCTTAATGG